TGATAATACAGGCGCTCCTGATGCATCAGCAACCGCTGGTAGCACAACAAGAGCATTTGATGGACCCACAGCTGTAAATACATTCATGGGTCTAAATGTAATCGTTTCTGACGATATACCAACAACAGGCTCTGGATCTTCAACTGAGTACTCTACTTTCTTCTTCACTCAGGGAGCAGTAGTTACCGGAGAGCAGGCACCAATCAGAACACAAACTGATAGAGATATTCTTGCTCTAGAGGAAGCAATGGCAGTGGATCTCCACTACATTTACCACCCTGTAGGTCTTAAGTACGCTGTTTCAACTGTCAATCCTAATAGAACTGTATTAGAGACTGTTGCTTCATGGTCGAAAGTGTATGAGACAAAGAACATCGGTATTGTTCGTGCTACAAACGTAAGTAATCAGGATTAATCATGCCATCATTATTTGAAGTAACTGCTGGCTCCTTAGTTGGACCCACAACTGGCGGTACTGTAACTCAGGCTACCAATAAATCCACAGGTGTAACTCTAAATACAGAGTCTGGTCAAATCACAATGAACAATGCACAGCTTGACGCTGGCACAGAGGTAACTTTCACAGTAACTAATAGCAAGATTGCAGCAACAGACGTTGTTGTAGCTTGTCATGGTTCTGCTGGTACTGCTGGTTCATATCTTGTGAACGCTAATAGTATTGCTGCTGGATCTTTTGCAGTAACAGTTTCTAATGTATCTGCTGGTAACTTAAGCCAAGCAATAGTTATTAACTTTGTTGCTCTTAAAGGTGCATCAAGCTAATGGCAATGTACGCATTTAGGCGTATGAGAGAGAGAAATGAGGCTGCTCAAAAAGCAGCTTCTCTCACTCCAACTATTGAAAAGCCTAAAACCAAACCTAAGCCCAAAAAGGTAAAACTAAATGGCGATAACACTTGATGCAACTGTTGGTGGTGCTAACGCAAACACTTATATAACTCTTTCTGATGCGAATACATTTATTGAGGGTCTAATCCTCAGTGATGATACCGCAGCATGGGACGGTTCAAGCACTGATAATAAAAATCGTGCATTATTTACAGCTGCCCAAAGAATTGATAGAGAGAAATTTTTAGGAGCAAGGGTAGCTGACACTCAAGCTTTAGAATGGCCAAGGTCTGGAGTAAGGAAACCTGATACATATACAAACTTGTATGGCTTATCATTTCCTAATAGATTAGTAGCTGATTATTATACAGACACAGAAATACCTGACAGAGTAAAACACGCTCAAGTGGTTTTAGCTGTTTATCTCAACAATAATAGGAATGGGTTAGAGCTAAGTGGTTTAGAAGATTTTTCTTCTGTGAATATTGGTAATATAAATGTGACTCCTAGATTTTATGGGGCTGTGGGCATTGATCGTATTCCGCCAATCGTTGACCACTATCTAATGGGTATTAGAATAGGTGGAAGAGCAAACTTATCAATTAAGAGGTCATGAAAATGGGTTACGGCTACGAATATCCAGCAGCGATTATTATTACTGATACAAACGCCCATACAGGCAGATTCGGTAAAGTTCATTGCTTAACAGATGCAGAAGCAACCTTTGTTGCAGAGAATATCACAGAAAACGGATCAGCTACTATAAATGGCATCACAATGAAAGCTTCCTCTGAAGTCTGTGGTGTTATTACAAGTATTACTCTTGCAAGTGGTCAGGTCATTGCTTATTTCTTATGAGTCTTGCTAAAGCACTAAAAAAAGCTGCCAGCGCTTCACTAAAAAAACTTGGCGGTGATGTAACTATAAGACAAGTTACAGCAGGGTCTTACAATACCACTACTGGCGCTATTACAGAATCTACAAGCGATACGACTATTAAAGGTGCTTTGAGTAATGTTTCAAGAAATCAAGTCAATGATTTAATTGAATCACAAGATAAGTTACTTACAATATCAGCTGGTGATCTTACATTTGTACCTACAACAAAAGATAGAGTTGTTATTAGCAGTGTTGAATTTAAGATAATCCAAGTAATAACAAATGAGCAAAATAATACTGCTGTAAGTTTTGATCTTATCTTAAGGTAATTATGACTAGACAAATTAGGTTAGACCAAATAGATGATCTGATGGCAGAAGCAGTACAAGAGTTAATACAAAAAACAACATTACGTTGGACAGAATTATCAAAGAAAGCTACACCTGTTGGTGAAACAGGTAATTTAAGAAATGGCTGGCAAACTAATATACAAAAATTTAAAGGAACAATTATAAACAATGTTGAATATGCTGAACCAGTAATTTATGGAACTTCATTACCACCTAGTTGGGGAGGTAAATTTAGAACTAGTCCAAAAAATAATACGATAAAAGGATTTCCAGAATTGCAGGCAAAACAACTAACAACACAATACATACCTGCTGAGTTGAGAAGAATTATCAGGAGTAAATAATGGCTGCAATTGATTTAAACACTGTACGATCTACTATTGAAGGCAGACTTGCAACAGAATTAGCTTCAAGCCCTGCCATACCAGTTGTTTTTAATAATATGGCTTTTGACTCCACAACAGAGGACACTTTTGTCCAATGCCAAACAAGTTTTGGGTCTGGTGCTTATTTAACTATGGGTGGCTCTGCAAATTCTACCAATAGTGTTGTTGGTTTAATCCTTTTAAATATATTTACAGAAGAAGGCATAGGCCAAGGGTCAAACTTTACGATTGGCAAAAGGTTGCGTGACCTTTACAATAATATTACAGTTTCTAATGTAATTTTTGATTCTCCTGTTGGTCCAGAAGTTTTAGCTTCTAGTCCAGAGGGCAAATTTTTAACTCAAATAAGAATTACATTTGAAATATATGAGGATCTTTAATCATGCCAAAACTTAAAATTACTGAAGAAATGCTTGACGCTATTGAAGCTGTTAAAGGCGTAAGAGATTCAAGAATGTGGGATCCTAACTGTAAGAGATATATGGAGAATCAAGAAAATTTAAAAAAAGATGTAAAAAAGACTGAAAAGAGTTAATATATTTATAAATATTTCTTTTTTTTTGTTATGGCTGCTGTAAAAGGTGATGTCGGTAAAATTATGTTCCATAATGCTGCTGGAACAGAAGCTGATATATCAGGTCTTAGAAACTGGTCTTTATCAATAACTAAAGACACTCAAGAAACCACAGTTCAGGGAGACACCTCAAAAACTTTTGTTGGCGGTTTAATTTCTGGTGAAGGCTCAGCAACCCTAATTTATGACAACGCTGGTAACTCTGATTATTTAGCATTTGTTGAAGATATTTTAACAACAGGTGATGCTGGTGATGCGTTGTTTGAGTTGTTTCCAGACAGTTCAGCAAGTGCTAAGAAATTTGGTTTTTCAGGAATAATTACAGGTGCAGAATATGGAGCAACTCTTGGTGAAATACAAGAAATAAACATTTCATTTATATCAACTGGTGCCATTACTTCAGATATATAGTACATTTAAAATATCTCGCACTTAATTTATGCCAAACAAAAGAACCGTTGACATTATTACTGATGCCTTCAGCGATGTAATGTCTAACAGACGTAAATACGAATTAGAATTACCTAACGGAAAAAAAATTGATATATATTTTCCACCAGTTACCAGATATGACAGACAAAGAGCGCAGACATCTGCTGGCTCTGATGATGCTTTAATGGTTTCTACGCAACTGCTTTGTCAACTTGCACAAAATGAAGATGGCTCTAAAGCCTTTGCATTGGCTGATGCTGTAAATCTTCAAAGAATGTTGCCTGAAAAAGTTCTTAATGATATTGAATTGTTTTTATTTGAAATCAAGTTAGACGTTGATACAGCAAAAAAAGATTAAGGAGAAATAACTGGCTTTACTTTGAGTTGTTTCTCGCAGTTGAATTAGGAAAAACACTTACAGAACTAAGACAAAACATGACAGAAGAGGAATTTTTATATTGGGCAGCTTATTATGAAATTAAACACGAAAAAGAAGAGAAAATTCGTCAAAGGGCAAAAAACAGGTAATATATAGATAATATAATTATAAAAAAATTAAGTGGCTGAAAGTATAGTTACCTTAAGAGTTGAAGCAAGAAATGCGATATCTTCTTTAAATAAAACTTCTTTAGCTACAAAAAAATTATCAAATAATGCAAAAGGTGCAACAGCTTCTTTAACTGCAGCATCAGCTGCAGCAAAAGGTTTAGGTGCTTCATTAGCTGCTTCACTTGGTCCATTGCTTTCTATAGGTGCTGCTTTTGCTACTGTTGGTAGTGCAATAGGAACTTTTACAGCAAGAGAAAGAGATATAGAGATTTTAAGACAAGGTTTAGTTAATTTAGGTGAGGGATCTGTTGCACTTAATCAACTACAAGAGGCAGCTAATAGATTAGGCAATCAAACTTTATTCAATCAAGAGGAATTTACAAGAGGTTTCAACTTATTAACAAGTTTTAGAAAGATTGGTGTTAACTCTTATGAGCGTGTAGCACAAGCTGCAGCAGATATTGCACAGGTAAACCAAGTAGATGTTAATACGTCATTTATGCAATTAGCAAAAGCTTTACAGGATCCAGAAAGAAATTTATCTAATTTAAATAGGTCAGGTATAGCTTTTACAAAAACACAACAAGATTTAATTAAAGAATTAATGAAAACAAATCAAACTGCAGAGGCACATGACATGATTCTGCAGATTGTTGAAGAAAGTTATAATGGCCTAGCTCAAGCTGCTGGAGAAGGATTGGCTGGTGATTTGGACCTTTTAGGAGAGACTTTCCGTGACATGAGTGAAACGCTAGGTCGACAACTCGAACCAGCTCTAATCGCGTCAGTAAAGGGTCTTACACAACTTATTAAAGCTGCAAACGACTTTATGAATTCACCAATAGTAGAAGCCTCTGCTGTTATTGCTGGTATCGCTTTAGCTGCAAAAGGTTTACCAGTTTTATTAGCTGCTGTCAGTCTTGGTTTAATGAAAGTTGCTGCTGCTGGTGGTGTAGTGACTATTGCACTTAATGCCATACCATTTGTTGCGATAGCTACAGCTATTGGTGCAGTCGTCACACAGCTATCAAAACAAAAAAAAGAACAAGATGCAGTTACTGAAGCTATAAAAAGAGGTGAACTAGCACAGCTTAGAGCTTTGGAAGCGGATCTAGGCATTAAAATGGCTAAAGAAATAGCAACAATAAATGATTCAAATGATAGGAAAACAATAAATGCGGCAGAAAGAAGATTAGCTTTATTAAAAGAACAAATGAGACCTATTAAAGAGAGATTAGATACAGCAATACAAGAAAATGCAGTAACTGAAAAAAATAATAAAAATTTAGAAAAAGCAAACGAATTATTAGAAAAAAAACAAGAAGCTGCAAAAAAACTTAAAGAGGCATTCGATCAGATCGGTGACTCAGTAGAACAAAATTTAGTACAAAATTTAGCTGATGCTGTTGAGGGTGCGCAATCTCTTGGAGATGCATTATCTAATGTCCTTAAAAATTTACGAAGACAACTTATAGAACTTGCTATAACACAAGCTGTAGGTGGTATTGGTGGAATAGTAGGTGATTTCTTAGGTAACATATTTAATCCTAAACCGAAAGCAATGGGCGGCTCTGTTTCTGCTGGTGGTTCTTTTTTAGTAGGTGAAAAAGGTCCCGAATTGTTTGTACCACAGAAAAGCGGTAATATAGTTCCAAATCATGCCCTTGGAGGTTCAACAAACGTAGTGGTAAATGTAGACGCTTCTGGTTCTGCTGTACAGGGTGATGATGACAATGCTGAAAAATTAGGTGAACTTATTGCAGCAGCAGTGCAGGCTGAAATTGTAACTCAACAAATGAGTGGAGGTTTATTAAGTTAATGGCAAGTTTTCCAACAACAGTTAATCCTACTTATGGATCAAGAAAAAATTCAGCACCAAATATTCGCATCGCACAATTTGGATCTGGATATCAACAAAGGTCTACTTTTGGCATAAACCAAAATTTGAAAGTTTATCAATTTAGGTGGCAAAATATAAGTGAAACAGATGCAGATGAGATAGAAACTTTTCTTGATGCAAGGGCTGGTGTAGAAAATTTCGACTACACCCCAGCTGGAGAAAGTGCTAGTAAAAAAATGATTTGCAGGCAGTGGAACAAAACAATACCGTATTTAAATAGAGCTACAATATCAGCAACATTTGAGGAGGTGGCAGAAGCATGACAAGTACACAAATTTCACCATCATCTTCAAAAATTAGCGAAGAAATACAGAAACTTGAACCATCTGCACTAATAACTTTATTTGAACTCAAACTAACTTTTGATATTAATGGTGTAGATCAAACTTTTTACTATCATGCTGGAACTAATGAATTAAAAAGTAATATTATATTTGGTGGACAAACATATGAAGCAGCACCTGTACAAGTAAAAGGTTTCGACAAAACTACAAAAGGAACTTTGCCACGACCAACTTTTACAGTTGCTAATGCTAATAATGCCATTACAAATTTAATGCTTTTGTATAATCCTTTAAATGCAGAAGTTAAAAGAATACAAACACATAAAAAATTTCTAGATGCTGCAAATTTTTCTAGTGGTACAAACGCTACTGCTGATTCTACTGCGATAGCACAGACAGATGATATTTGGTATATAGATAGAGTCGCTGGAGAAACTCCTGAGTCAGTTATTTTTGAACTTACAGGAAAAATCAATATGCAAAACTTAAGGTTACCTAAAAGACAAATTGTTGAACATTGTCCTTGGCTTTATAGAGGCACTCAGTGCGGTTATAAGGGTTCAAAATGTTTTGATATAAATGATAATGAAATATTTGGATCTAATAAACTAAGTTTAGATAAATGTGGTCATAAATATTCCAGTTGTTTGGTACGTTTTTCTGGAAAAAAAACTAAAGTACCATTTGGTGGATTTTTAAATGCCAGATTACAGATGTGATAATGTTTAAAGAAAAAGCAAAACAACACGCAATAAAAGAAGCACCAAAAGAATCTTGTGGGATTGTGGTTGAGGATGTTTATTATGCTTGCAATAATATTTCAGATACCCCAGAAGATAATTTTGCTATACATCCAAAAGATTTTTTAAAAGCCAGATCAAAAGGTGAGCTTCAATATATAGTTCATTCCCATCCAGAAGGCGGTAATGCAAGCGAGCTAGACAAAAAAGCTTGTACAGCGACAAAAATACCTTGGTACGTTTATCTTCTTCCAGAGGACTCATGGCAAATCATAAATCCTTAATTGGAAGACAATGGCAATATGGGGTTTTTGACTGCTATTCCATAGTACGTGATTATTACAAATTACTTGGAATTAATTTACCTGACTATGAAAGACCCGAAAATGTAGAAAGTTGTGAAAGTATCTTTTTAAAAGAATCTAGTAAATTAAATTTTAAAGAAGTTGACATAAATTTAAGAAAACCTAATGATGTTTTAATAATGAAGATATGGACTAAAGAGCCGATGCATGGTGCCGTTTTACTTGAGAATGATATGATACTACATCAAAAGTTTGAGTCTCTAAGTTGTTCTGAATACTTCAATAGTTATTATAGAAAGAGAACAGTGGGGTGTTTTAGATATGCAGCATAAAATTCTGCTGCTTGATGAATTAGGTGATAGATGGGGTAAAACCCATATTTATCATGATCTAAAATCACCTTGTGAAGCTGTGAAACTTCTTTTTATAAATTATCCTGATTTAAAAAGTTATTTTGCTACTGCACATGAAGGTGGTATTAGTTTTACAGTTGTACAAGCTGGTGAGTTTTTAGGCTATGAGGATTTAAGTTTACCATTAGGCCAAAATGATTTAGTCATAACACCTGTTGTCACTGGAAGTCGTGGCGCTCTAAAGGCTATTATTGGTGTTGGATTTATACTTGCAACTGGTGGTTTTGGAGCTGGTGCTGGAACGGCATTGTTTGGGATGACAGGTAAGACTGCTGTTGCTATTGCTGGTGTGGCATCAAAAGTAGGTTTCGCATTACTTTTAAGTGGTGTTTCTGACATGATTTCGCCACAACCACAAATACCAAGTTTTGAGTTTGATGCGCCCTTATCAGGTTTCACTGGTGGTGCTGGTGGTATTACAAGAGGTTCTGACGGTTCACAAAGTTACGCTTATACAGGGGCAGCAAATACTGTAGGTCTTGGTAAAACTATACCTGTAGTTTACGGTAAAGCATTAATTGGAGGTCATATTTTAAGTACAAATATAGAGGTTGCAAACGAATCTGATCCACTAATGAAGTATATCAGACCACCTAGCTTAGATTCTGTACGTCTTAATGGTGAAGAATTAAAAGGTAAATATACAGACGCTGGCGGTTTAAAAGCAAGAATATTAAATGGCAATAAAAATGCTTTTAAAGGTACTTCTTTTGTGACAGAAATATCGGCTAATGATTTTGTCGTAGATTTACAGCAGGGAGGAGAACAAAA